ATGCCTTGGATCACGAAGGGCTGCGCGACAGCACTCTCATTGAAAATGAGAAATCCAATGTTCTCGCCCGTACCGCTCAAGTCTGCGCGAGCGGTGGAAATGGACTGCCCGTCCCAGTAGAACTGGTCGAAGTTGTCGATATCGAAGAAGCCGCCACCTGCAAAGATATCGATCACTGGTACGTCAGACGTGGTCAAGTCGCCAACATCGCTGTCACTCTCAAGGCTGCCGTACGTCAAGTCCTGAATGAACTTCAACGTCAGAGGCCGAGTCGACTGAATCTCCAGATCAGCGCGTCGGAACTTCTTGCGCAGCGCCGGAGTACCGCAATGGTTGAAGGGCAAACGAATGTAACTCGGAATTTCATCGCCATCGAAAGAGGTTCCGATCCGATCCTGATACACGAAACCATTGTCGCTGGCGAAGTACCCTACTTCCAGCCCGTCCTCGTCTTCGCTGTTGCAGATGACGCGCACAGGGTTTGGGTACTGTGCGTAGCCGAACTGCGCCGGCAAGTCAGAGTTCACAACCTTGTTTTCTTGACCCAGCGCGGTGACGTACATGATGAGCACGTCGCCCTGCTCAAAGTACATTCGGAACTGATTCGAACCGCGCACGATGGTGGAGTCCGTGATCTGCTGCCGAAGCGCAGTCACGATCGTTTGAATCTGCTGCGACACCGTGGACCCGACGAAGTTACCGAACACCTGCGTACGTGCAAGGCTGGTAACGCCGAGGTTGCCGAGTGCGTATACAGTGTCCAGCTTCTGGGAGCCGTACAGTTTGCCGCCCGACTTTTCAGCGATCAGCTTCAGTTCCCAGTCATCAACGCCAGTGCCGAAGAGACCGCGTGTTTCTTGCTGGGTGACAATCGCAAGCACGCCGCCCGTGATGCTATGCACGCCGGTGATCTCGTCGCCCATGCCAAAATCTGCGGCTCCGAGAAATCCATTGAATACCAAAGGTTCGCCCACGACGGATTGCACAAAGCGCCCGCCGGGGAAAACGAGAAAGAGGTAGTTCAAATGCTCTTCAATCAGAAACGGTTCGTTGTCATCTGGTTGCCCGGTGATCGGATTGCGCGGCAACAGAATCGGCGAGACAATGTTGTCTTCATCGATCTCAAATGCCGGTCCGACACCATTGACGCCGTAAGTACGGAAGGTGCTGGCACTACCAAAGAAGTTGTGATTGACGAAGCGATACTTGCCGCCTGGAGCGAAAGCGAACGTAAGGCTGCCGCCTGCTGCCGTTGCAAATTTCGTGCTGACTACGCGCAGGTTTTCGGCGTTGGTGAACGTGCCCACAACGCTGATCAGCACGATATAACCCGCCGCGTCGTTGTTAGCCGTCGAGCCTGAGTGCGTGATGATCCGATGTACTACGCCCGTTGCGCCACTTGATTGACCATTGATCGAAGTACCTTCTGCTGGCAACGCTTGTGCCGTGCCGCCTCCTCCGCCACTGAAGTAAATGTACTTCGCCATGGTGATGCCGTTTTGCGTCCATCCAGAAGTGCTCGCAAGATAGAGCAGTCCATTTCCGCCAGAGTCATGGTTGTCTCGAATGGCGTACACATTTGCTTCTCGCTGCCAGACACCGTTGACGTCGCCCACGCCGGGCACGCGCGCGATGTCGCCGCGATATTCGTCCTGCGCTTCCAGCCTGAACGTATCTTCCGTATCCGCGTCCGGCGCCTCATTGAGCCCTGGCGTCGTGGTGATTGTTCGGCTTCCGCCACCTGTCAACGTCTCGTTGAGCGCAAACGTACCTACGACCTTCGTCACTCCGATAGACAGCCCACTGATGCCGATCACGATGCCGGTCGCTCCTGACGTGCCGCCCGTGACCGCTGTACCTATCGAGAGCCCGGTAGTCGTACTGACATCGAATCCGATGAAGGTGGCCTCACTCGGCTTGGGGCGTCCATCGAATCGCTCGTACCCATCAATGCGGCGGTATCCGCCTTGGAACCAAGGCTCAAAGTTGATCGCTGCGAGTAGCCGCCCTGGATCTACGGAGAGCGCGGGCGACGTCACATCCAGGCCGCCGCCTAGAGGGAAGTACTTCGTTTGAGTCGTGCCGTAGCCGCTGGCCATGGCTTACTCGTTGTAGACTTGGAAGTGGCCTCCAGTACGGAACCGGGCCTTCTTCTTGTTGTCGAGCTGGCTGTTTTCCAGCAGCGCCATCTGCTCACCGTAGATGCGCTGACCTTTGGACATGATCTCTTGCGCGCCTTCGTATTCGGCGTACGCCATCAGCGCGTGACCGAGGATGACGCGGTGAAACCGCGAAGGAATGGAAGATGTATCACCATCGCTCGTAAGCTCTGTGGTGAGTGGTTCACGGAAGAAGTCAGCCTCAATGGTGTGCGCGCCGTCAGGTGTTCCCTCGAAGCGCAGCGAATTGTCAGGCATGACGACAACGCGCCACGGAACCCCCGGAGTGATGTCAACGATCTCCGTTTTCACTTCACTGTACTCTTGACAGACAAGCGGCATTTTTACTGTGTCACCTGATTGCGTAACGAAGAAAGTGTCATAGTCCCACATGCCCGCACCCAGAGCGTTAGGCACAGTGGGCGCTGCCAATGTGTTCACCGTGGCAGTGGTCGTTTGGCTGTAAGTGCAGCGAAGGAACTTCCAGTTTTCCCACTTGTTCTGGATTTCAAGATTCGAGCCCTTGATCCAGTTGACGAGACGCTTAGCCTCGCCGGTGAGCGTGCCGCTGACCGTTGCCGGCGCGTTGCCGGCGCAGCCGGCCTCGCGATGCAAGTCCTGCACGAGTTGAAGGAAGGTGCTCACCGGTTACTCCGCCAGCGCTTCAGCGGCGGCTGCTTTGGCGTTCTCCCGTTCGGCCTCGATCACTACGCGCGGCGCACGAGGAACCTCAGTGAGTGACGGCAGACGACGCACTTCTCACGCGGCTTCTGCGTAGACGTCACGCGCTTCCTTCTTGGCCGGGGGTGGCGGGAAATACCATGCATGCTCCGGAGCCTGTCGGACCCACTCTCGCGTTGCGCTGAAGTAGTGCTTGCCTTGAACACAGTCAACACCGGGCTCGCCGCGCACTGTGGCGAACGGCTTCGCCGGATCAAAGGTTGCGGCGTTCTTGGGCTTCGGCGGCGGCGACGGTGCTTCCTCAGAGACCGCGACAGGCAGGACTACGCCCTCCGCCTCGGCCACTTTCGCCAGCAGATGATCTTCTGATTGCACGTGCCGTCGCTGCCCCGGCGTATGCGCGAGGCGCGCGGCAGGCGCCGCCAGCTCGCGCGGACCCTTCACAGGGTTGAGGTTCAGGTTGCCGCGCAGTGTGCCTTGAACCAGACGATCGATGCGGCCCACTTAGTAGCCGCCCGAATTGCCGTAGACCGGTGCGCCTCCCGTCGGAACGTAAGGGCCCGCACTATCCCACTCATCGTGTGAACCGAACGCATGGCCGTCACCATTGCGCGGCGCGGGGTTGCCGCTGATTGAACTGCGCGGACGCGCGTCACTGCGCGGTGCGATTACTTGAGTGCGCTCGGTGTTCTCAAAGCGCGTCTCGATTCGCTTACAACCGCTGACGCCTTCCTGAAGATCAGCTCGCTTGCAGAACTCCTTCTCGGTGATGTTCGCACGAGTGTCGTACATCTCGTAGTCCTGATCGGGGATTCCCATCGTGGTGCTCATGCTGATCTCCTCTTCGAATAGTTCCCGGCGGGAACGTAAGCTCCCGCCGGGTTGCGTGCCCGCTATCGTTGCCTTCAGTACGCGGTGGGCCGCGCGTTCAGGCGTATCGACGCGTTGCTTACAGAACGCTGAACGACTTGCCCTTGCTGGACACGCTGTACGCGTCATCCTGCGTCGGGGCTCGACGCTCAGTGGCATTGCCAGTCAGCGGATCCTTCGCGTAGTCGTAGGTCGGTTCGACCGAATCGACATCGAAGTTTTCGCGGGCCGACAGCCCATACTCAACACCCGCGGACTCCTTGCGCATGACACCCTGGTTGTACGACATCGTTTTCTTGTCCGATGCCTCCGGCGTGTCGCCGCCCTTGCCCGCCTTGAAGCTGCCATTGCGGCCGCTATCTCCACCCATCGTATGTACCTCCGTTGCTCTGTGAAGAGTGGAGCCGGTGCAGAGCTACGAATAGCTCGCCGTCACCGGCCCCGACTCATTAGGTGATCGGACGCGAGTCCCACACGATGATGCGCTGCTGCGCAAGTTCATCATGCACCAGACCGAAGCCCAGCTCCGCGTACCACGCGATACCTCGGCTGCGGCCGAAGTCCGTGGGAATCTTGCCGCGGATCTCTTCCGGAATGGCCACAGCTTCGACAACCGTGTCCGAACCGAAGATGAAGCCACGATCCGACACCGCAAAGCGCGCCGCCGGAACGTTGGTCTGTTCCACGTAGCGCACGCCTTCGTACCGGCCTTTCTCGCCGTTCATCACGACGTGCCAGGCCTCGGGGGTGTACTTGTGGATGTCCTCCAGATCGTTCTTCAGCGTGCGCAGAGCGCGCGGACGGAAAATCGCCATGTAGTTGTTGCCGTCGAAAGTCGGGACGTTCCGTTCCGCCAGTTCGTCAGCAATCGACTTCGCGTGATCGCTCGTGTACTCGCTCGTGTGCGCGCCGGCCGGGATGCCGTTCGTGGTGAGCGTGTACGCCGTGGCGCTCGTCGAGGTCGCCCGGAGCAGTGCCCGGTTGAACTGATTGTACGCCGTGGTGTCGAGCGCCTTGCGCGCGTCGTTCTTCAGCACCTTGTGGATGATCTCCGTCACCGGTTGCTCCGACAGATCGTCGAGCTTCTTGGTGAACGGCACGCTGTTGCCGTACTCGGTAATCGTCAGGGTCGCCTGACTGATCGTGAACTGCGTCTCCGGCATGGTGCTTGCTTCAGAAAGCTCGCCGCCCGCCGTCGCCACATCCGAGTACTTGTTCCAGTTGAACTTGTCGCCAATACCGAGACCGAAAGCTTCTTTCGCGTCGCAGAACTGGCGAAACCGAGTCATCGGCTGCAGCGCGGTGCGCAGCTTTCGACTCAGATTGGGCGACCACATAAAGCCGCCGAGAGAGTTGGTGTTCCAGACCTGACCGGTCATGTTTTCAATACCTCCGTTGTGCTAGCCCTGCCCGCGAGCCTTGCGCATTGAGGCGACGATGTCGGCCGGCGTCTCTGCGACGGGGGCGTCCTTCGCCGCCACTGCACGCGCGCTACGCGTCGGTGGCATGGGCCGCAGGTTTTCCTTGCGAGCCTGACGATCATTGGTCGGGGAAGGCGTTGGTTTGGCAGGGACGCCGCTGAGCGACGTGAGCCATTCTTTCGTCTGACGACCAGCTTCCAGCATCACCTGCGAAGGGCTCCACTCAGGGTGCGCCTCCGAGATCGCATCGGTTTTGCTGTCGGCAACCTTGAACAACTCGGGGCTGGACTCGATTTCAGGGTACTGGTCCTTGAAGGCTAGGAAGCCTGTGACCTGATCCTTTTTCGCGTCACGATCCGCAAGTCGCGTCTCGACTGCCTTTGCCGCCTTGTCGGCGACTTCATCGACGCTGACCGGGGGCGTTGCTGCTTGCCGGGTCCTCGCCAATGTCTTCGCCAACTTTTCAGCGGCCACGTCTTCAGAATCCGTGAGGAGACTGGAGACGAGTGCTTTGGCCTCTTCTCTGAGGCCCTGATCGTCAGCGGCCGCAACGGCGGATGGCTGACTCTTGACAGAGCGCGCGTTCAACTCGGCCTCTTTGGCCGCGAGCTGCGCCGCTCGCTCATCATTCTGTCTGCGCTGCTCCGCCGCTTGCTGCAGCCTGACTTCGGCTGCGGTATGCTTCTGGAGCGTCGCTCGGGCGGCGTCGAGAGGGACCAGTGATTCCTTCCCGTCCACCTTCAATTTCAACGCCGGCTTTCCGTCCTTCAGGACGATGCCGTGTTTGGCGAGGGGCTCGGCATCCATGTCCGAACCGTCGCCCGGTTCAACCGCTGCCGTTGCGTCGCTTCCTGCAACCGCGTCAGCGGCCTCGGGCGCGGCAGGCGCCTTTTCTGCGGTCTCCGCAGCGGCTGCACCCACCTTTGCCCGGCGTTCTGCTTCAACCTGCACTGCCATCGGATGCCCGGTGCTCAGTGCGTACTCGCCGTCCTTTTCCAGACCCTGTTCACGCAGCGCATCGATGCGCGCGAAGATGGCATCTCGGGGATTGGCCGGCTTCTCGCGCGAAGG